TTAACCCTCCTTGATGGTAGCTTTGTCTTCAACTTGCTTCTTAATATTCTTCACAAGCGGCAATAAAAAAGGCGGCATTGAAACGCCAATGTCCACCATGTTTTCTAGGATTGATATAATTTCCGAAGCTATAAGCCATATTGCTACTATGCAGCTAATCAAGAATTTAAAAGGTATATGTATCCCGGAAGCATTACTAGCGTATGAGATTAACCAATCTATCATAGCCCCTATAACTACTAGGAGCCACATGCAGACTTTCTTTAAGATGCCTCGGAAGCTTTTGTAACTGTCAATCTTTTGTCCTCTGTATGGGCTTGCAGCTAATCCGGTTGCATAATCAATAACATTAAGTATAACTAGAGAATAAACCGGTATTGCTAAAATTCCTAATAATCCGGTAAGTGTGGAGAAAAATGCAGTAAATAATGATTTGACCTTATTCATATTATTTTATCCCTTCTAATTTAAAATAGCACCCTTTCAGATGCTTTAATCATTAATTAATTCCACTAACTCTGTGTACTGCTCTTGTGTGATACGGTTATTCATCAAAAATATATCGCACATGGATAGCAATTCTTCATCCGTTTTCTTACCTAATGTAATAACCTTTTTCATGTTTTCGTATGTATTCATCTTGTGTTCTCCTTTCTTATACTAACCCAAGTTCTAACATGGATAGTCTGAAATCTGTTTCAACAGCAATTTCCGCAATTGTTAGTTCTAAGGATTTAGGGTTATCTTCATAAATAACCTGGTTAGGCGTGACACTGACATCAACCGCATATGGGTATTTACCATCCGGTATGTTAACTTCTAAATAAGGTATACCAACTGGCACTTCATAATTACCAGTGATATTTGACCATATCTTTCCTGTAGTGTCATAAATAATTAGTGTCTTCATTTTTAACTTCCTTTCTTATGCCTATTCATAGGCATACCATGTATAAGTAATGCCTCCCTGTAATACTGGTAATACAAAACCTGTTTCGGTCACTATGAATGGGTTTACAGTAGAATGCAATTTATAAGCTGCCCCGGGTCCACTAGCGGGAGCTCGGTACGAATTAAAAACTTTTGAACTTACGGCTGGGCCATGTTGGTTATATGAAACTCCATATTCTTCGGTACCATACATAGCAAATGCCACTATATTTTTTGGTAGAAACGACAATCCGCTAACTGCTGCTTGATAAGCATTTATTACTGTACCATCCTGTAGAGTGGCATTTGATGGTGTCGAGTTAGCTAATACAGTACCCGTTGCATATTTTGTTGCCACCAGCGTACCAGTAACTTTATTACCGTTAACATAACCCGTTTTGCCACTTGATATATCTGCTGCGACTGCATTTGCATCTGCCGTGTCCACTACACTCGCCTTGCCAGGCACACCAAATATTGTTTTACCCTTAAGTACATTTGATGTTAATAGGTTAGCATCCCCCTTAATTGTTTGCGCACCACTTAAGTACTGTCCAGCTGCTATTGTCTGATCTGTTGTGCCAGGTGTATAAGTGGCTGCAGCCTTACTTACTATCGTACCAGTTACTTTACTTCCATTCACATAAGCAGTAACGCCACTTAGTATTTGTGAGGCTGTTGCAGTGGCATCGGAAGTGAATGCTCCTAAAATACCACCCACAGTTGTTCCAGCTTTAATCACTGATGCAATTAATCCAGTAATTGCAGCCTTAACCTTACCTAACCCGTTATGGTATCCGGCCGGTATCGTATATTCGGCCCCTTCGTTCGTTAAAGTCTGTGTACCAATGCTTCCGTTGTTTGGCATGATTCCTGGTATATTGGAATCCGTTTCGTTACTGAAAAAATCCCCGGCTAGCACATGTTCAGCAACTGCATTTCCCTCCGCGCTAGCGTCCAGAAAAAAATATGATTGATCCTGGCTCAATATAAATGTGTACGGTTTCCCGGCAATTATTTTGGGTGCTTCGGTTGTATTTGGTTTATACACCGGCAAAGTGGCCAGATTATTAATTTTAAGGGTTATATTACTGCTAGAGCTATTCTTACTTGCTATTATGGTAATTTTCATTCCTGGCCGGTAGGATCTTATTGTGTCGATTGTAAGGGTAAGCGCTGCTGCTGTCCCTCCGGCTGTCTTAGCGTCAAAGTCACTGATCGCTTTATCAATCGTATTAAAATTATTGTTAATTGCTTCAATGGAGACGTATTCATTTCCATTCTGTTTTTCTAAGTTTAAGTTATTCGTGTAATTTGCCATTATTTCGCCCTCAATCCTTCCCAGGTGTATGCATTTGCTTCGTTCCATGTCATACCCCTTATATCATTCCAGGTATTGAATACATATTCAAAGGTAAACGCTAGGTGTGCCGGTTTTATTTCATTAATTGTCAAGGTAAGTCCATCCATGTTTAGCGGAATTCCTTTCGTGCCTACAAACTTAATCGTAAAGCTGTTATTAGCAGCATCTTCGATTACTGCAACCTCTCCGTTGCTATATGCTGCCGCGGTATCGATAATCATATTTTTAGTAGCCGTACCAACGCCCCGGATCTTTGCTTTTATTCTCTCTCTGCGAAATAAATTACTTTTCGAAACATCAACTTCAATTCCATAAAGTTTTTCATACCGGCTTAGCACGTTTGTTGCCGTACTAACAAAGCATTGATCTATTGTTTCGCCCATATCTGCGGCCAAACTATTTACATTGTTTGATAGAATTCCTTGCAATTTAATCATTTTTTCATTTTCGGCAAATTGTGAAGGTAATAATTGAATTAGATCCACTTTTAACCCTCCTCAATTGTTATAGTTCCGGAAATCGGCATTTCTTCGGCTCCGATAATTACATTTGACGTAGATCCATTAATGAAAAGATCTGTATAATCCGCTACGCCTGGTATTGCTAATAAAATACTACCTATCCTTGCGACGCTGATCGAATATGTTTCAAATACAGCATCTTTTAAATAGCTGCTTAATGCGGCGGTAAAGTTTGCTATAATGTCCGGAAGCAATGCCGATCCGTCAAGCTGTACTAACGCGCTAACATCAACCATTTTTCCTGTTGGGCTTGCAACCGTTACTACCGCACCGATAGGCCGTATTGTTTCGATATGATTATAAACAAATTCCGGTAGCTCTGGATCTATTGACATGTTTTCATCGACCACAAGGATTTTAACCGTACCGTTACCATTCCACAAAGGAAACACTTTTGCGTCACCAGTGCCAGGAACTTCAAGCGCCCAATTTTTATAATCGCTTGCATTTCCGCTAGTAGAAACGGATTGAAGTTTAGTAAAGAAACGATCCCGTAAATTATCGTCGTTTTCTTCGTCCTCTCCGCTCACGATTATATCTGTAAGTGTTGCGTTTATACCTCCTACATCGTCCAGGGCTTCTAAAGCGCCACTGTACATATTGCCTATGGTTCCTAATTGCTCGCACGTCACACTATATACATTTTCGCTCAACAACTCGCTTGTTCGGTAAGTAGTTGTTGCTATACTCCATCGTTTTCCGATCTCAATGGCTCCGGTAGTAATTATTTTTCTCGTTGCATACGTCGCACCCTTACGACTTATTCCATAATCTTCAACAACTCGATCCAAATAAGTTCCGACGGCTGTATCTCCGCTTACCAGGTCAAAGAAGTTATCAAGCTGCGCATATGCCTCGGCCAACTTATAAATACATGGTGCAAGCGCCGTCCGGATGATACTGCCTTCCTGTTTGTCTACATCTTCGGTTATGAATGCCATTGCTTCGGCAAGTAAATTTTCATATGTTCTATTCTCAAACATTAATTCCCACCGCCCCAAATAGAGTATTTAAAGTAAAAGAAATAGATAACCTATCGCCTATAATTTCGACAATAAAATTATCTATACTTTGAATATTTTTATTAATTAACAAACAATCTTCAACCAAGCGTTTTGCTTCAATATTTAGATACTCCGGTGTAAAAGATTGCTTGATTAGTTCTTCCAATTCCTGTCCATAATCCCAGGAAAATATATTATGTCTGTAACGTGGCGTAAGTAGTACATTCCAGGCCCAAACTTTTATCGCCTCTGCACCTTCGACAATCCTTCCAGTAAATTGACCGATTTTAAGGTCAATTTCATATTCTCTCGGAATGGTTACTTTTTCTTCTTTCGCTGTTACAACGTCCGTTTCAAAAGGAAAACTCATTATACCACCCTTTCTAGTATTGCGAATGTTGTTTCATCCAGTCGCACCACGACAACAATATCGCCCGGTTTAAGTGGTTCTATATATTCCGTAGGCGACTTATACCATCCAGTTAATAAAATATCCGAAATAAGAAGATCGTCACGATCTAAGATCAATCCATTCACGCGACATGTATCTGTGCCTGTCATTTCGGCTTTAAAAATATTTCCTATCGACTTATTGCCGGAATTTTTAATCAAATTAGCTAATTTCTCGTATCCGTTTTGCACTCTTATTCCTCCTGGATATCCATAATATTTTTAAAAGCTAGATCCAGGCTCATGGTATAATTTCCATTTTCCCATGTGTGGCTGTCGCTCTCAATCCAAAAGATACCCGTTAAACCGGTTGCAGCATCTTTTATTCTGACGCCGTAACCACTGATACAATAAATATTACCTAGCGCTTCAATACTGGCCGATTTATCTAATCCGATTAATATTTTCTTGGCTGCTTCTGTCGCGTTTACGCCTTCTTCTTTTGTGTAAACGTCCTGGAATATTCCATATGAATTAATCCAGTCTTGGTTTTTTACCTCTCCGATCTGTATACCGGAATCGTTATAAATCCTAACCCGGTTTACCATTGAAGAAAGACTTTCTTTGTAACTGGATTGCAGAATATTGATACCATCATCCAAAACAAAATCGTCAACAATTTGGCCCTTCTCGATAATATATAATCGATCGTTGTACATAAGCGGCATATAATTCTTTCCGTCAACATAATGAGCCTTTGTATAAGCTCGCATAATGATATTGTAATATGCCACGCCATCGACCAAGAGGCTTTTTATATTGACTTTTGTTTCAGCGATCGATCCGGTTTTGATCTGCAATTCATTACAGATCTTGACTGTGATTTCTTCCGGCGTAATGTTTTTAAAATTATAGGTGCCGTTACTTCTTAATAGATGGTTTAAATCATCCATTCCGTTGTAAGTAACCGTTCCTGCCTCGCTGCTTCGCTCCCGATCATAAATCATGACGTTAATTAATAATCTATCGTCGTCACTATATAGTTTAATACGGTCGCCAAGCTTAATATTTAGATCCGGAATATTCTTATCGTTTGGAGAATTAAGCACTGATATATCGAGTGTCCTAGAAGCCTGGGCCGCTGATCCGGCCCAGGATACACTTGAAACATAATCCGTAATTGTATGAATGCTATTGTCTGTTCCTTTAATCCACTTAATTTTCATACTTTTATCACCAACTTTTGTCCAATATGAATGATATTCGGATTTTTAATATTGTTTTGATTGGCTATCGCATACATATTGTTTGCGCTTCCAGTGATCCTTTTTGAGATATCAAATAAGGTATCATTTTGCTTAACTGTATAATTTGTAGTTTTAATGGATTTCGAGTTTCTCGAAAGATTTGAAACCTCTATTTTCGTACTTTCCTTATTCATTTTTGGCGCCACTTCTCTAACACCTGGACGCCGGTATTCCTTTAGTTCCAGGGTGTAATAAACGTCGCCGGTGGCGTCCTGCTCTGAATGTGTAAAGCTCTCGATCGTGGCATCCATATTAATATTCGTTTCCGTAATAATTATATGGATCGGATCACTCAACCAGGATTCTATAAGTTCCACGCATTTATACGGTTTCGGAAATCCTTTGTATTGAACAACGCCGTATTCCTGGCTAGGAAAAAAAGAAGAAAGCGGAAGGGTTTTTAATCCTCGCTTTCCTATGATGTTAACTTCACCAAGCGAAACAACGTTAATACTATTGTTTTGTTGCGATACATTCACTTCAAAGCCGGAAGGCAAAACCGGCAATCTTAGTCTTTCAACGCCTTGTGATAACCATATTTGCATTATGCCGGTTGTACCTCCCCTGTGTTATTCATAATTTTTTCTAACTTATCAGCAAGTTTATTAACGATAGTATCAATATCCTTTTCGCTTCTAACTTCGATCCTATCAGCTAATTTTTCAATGACAACCTTAACGCTTTTCTTTCCCTCTGCTCTCGCCATTGAAATGCTCTTATCGTGCGGATATACTCTTGATCCTTTTGGAAGGTCGACGATCTCGGCGCCTTTATCATGGATCATTGCCGGGCCGCCTCCCCAATTTGGTGTGCCTTTTGCCAACATTGGAATTTGTGGAATATTAACTTTGAAATCTTTACCCCCAATGAGTGGCACCCAATCCGGAATTTTAAAGCCCATTTTATTAATTGCACCAACAACACCATTGATTAACCCGATTATTGCGTTGATAGGAGTTTTCGCTAGGGCTACAAGGCTTTCAAATATACCGCCGAAGATCTTTTTTATTCCTTCGAAAGCCTTACTCCAATTGCCAGTAAATACGCCGCTTATAAAGGTTGTTATTCCATCAAATACCGTAAGTAGTCCAGATATAAACCCGGTTATTCCTTTTACAAATCCGGAAACAAAGCCAACGATCGCGGCAAACTGCACCTTAAACCCGGCAACAAATACCTTCGAAAGAAATGCAATGACCGGCTTTAGGAATTTAACAATGTTATTAATTGCCGGCCTTAGATTTTCAATCGCTCGGTTAATCACTTCTTTTGCTTTCTGAAATAGTTTCCCGAACATTCCTACGTCGGCACCAGATCGCTTGAATACATTTTTAATAGCAGTTCCAAAAGCAACAAAAAAGGCTTTTACCTTATTCCAGTTCTTAATTATCAAGAAAGCTGCTATAGCGATTGCAGCAATTACCATAATAACGATACCGGCCGGACTTGTGATAAGTGCCATAACGCTTCCTGCTTTTTTAATAGCGCCGGCCACTTTTCCGAAGGTCGATACCGCCGATCCAACTCCCGTGACTAGCTTTCCGAAAATAAAAATAGCCGGCCCGATTGCTGCCGCCATTCCTGCAATTTTTAAAATCATTTCGAGTTGTTCATCACTTAAATTGCTAAACTTCTTTATCATGGAATTAGTCCATTGTAGCAATTTAGTTCCGACGGGTAGTAATTTCGTTCCGATATTTGCGGCCGCTTCCTTTAATCCCTCTGTTAATATTCTTTGCTGATTGGCAGCGCCATCACTTGTTCTTGCAAAATCTCCCTGTGAGTTTTTTGCCTTCTCCATGACATAGTTATATCTTAACTGCACCTTTTCAGCCTGTGTTAAATCTTTATAACTTCCTTGTGCTGCTTTAGCCTGGTTTTCTATCGCCTTGTTGTATGAAAGCTGTGCTTTTTCCGCTTGAATACTATTGCTACCGTATTTTTTTATTTTGGCATCAAGAACGCTTTGTGCAATGCTTACTTTTGCACTCATTTCGTTCATTTTTTCCTGGGATACCGTGCTTTTTAGTATACCTGTTTCAAGTGCATAGGCTTGTAGTGTGGTGTCATTCATTATAACGCCTAATGACTTTAAACTCTCGCCCTCTCCTGTGTAAATGCCTTTTAAAGCGGTGTTTGCAATGTCAATCGATATATTTTTAAACGAAGCAAGATCACCGGCTAGCCCTACCATTTTTTGCGACATTTTAGAGGCTTGATCGGTAGATAACCCCATACCGGTAGCCATATCGCCGTAAGTTGCGGCCATATCAAGAGCAGTACCCTTTGCAATACCGTAGCTTTCAAGTGTAGTATCGGACCAACTTTTCACACTATCGGCATTATTACCAAATGCAACATCAACCTTATTCAAACTCTCCGACATATCACTAGCCGCATTAAAACAAGCTACGCCGGCGGCAGCAATTGGCAAAGTAATCGCTGTTGATAAACCAGATCCAACAGCTGCAATATTTTTCCCGGCCTTTTGAATCTCTTTTCCCATTCGCTGCGCTTGTTTTGCGCTTCTTTCCATTGCCTTAACGGCATTACTCATAGGACTTGTAAATTTATCCACAAATCGAAGCGTAGCGTCAATGATATTTGACATTATTCACCGCCTCCTGTCCTGTCTTCCTTGCGCATATCTTCTAATTGTTGATACATAAAAGCCCGAACAATTTTCTTTTCTCCGCGGCCCATTTTTTTATATTTCATGGGTATCCAATCCTTGTACCGAAAAAGGAAGTACATTAGCTGTACTTCCCTATCGGTACTAATTAGTTTTTTATTTCTTCTTCCTCTTCCGCTTGCTCTTCGTCGTCAAAACCGCTTACCTTGGATATAAGATCTGCAATTTTAGCCATAGCACCGCCCGGGAACAATATTTCCGCGAGATCCTTCGGTGTTGATGCACCGAAATGTTCTTGTAATGCCTGGTCTTTTAAATTTGGCTCAATAACACCCTCTAATACAAGTAAGGTATTCTGCTTATAGATCTTTGAATAATCAGCGCGGCCCTTCTTATCCAATAGTTCCATTTGCAATTCTTGATATCTTTCCCCGTCAACCTCTTGAACTGTCACAAAAAAAGGCTCTCCGGTCAGCTTGGAAAGCCTTTTAATTTCAATTTTTTCCGTTAGCTTCTCTTTAATTTGCTTTGCATCAACCGCAAGCAATCTTTCAACTAAATTCATATGAAAACCCTCCGTCTAATTCTAAATTTAAACTACGTCTAATAACTCCCATTTTCTAAAAGTAAATGGTATGCTTTGCTCGCCATTTTTCTTTAACTCCCAATCGGCAAGCGTCATTTCAGTGAATACGCAACCGATCAACTTCACTCTCTCGCAACCTAATGCGCTTGGATCGTCAAGCTTTGAAATTATAGTAACTTCGGTTTGCTTTCCTTTTTTCAAGTTTTCACTTTGTAACTTAATAAAACGCGAAGTAATTTTATTGATCTTAACCGTACCTTTACATTCAAGGCCTGTGATCTTTGTTCCGTCCACAAGCTCCCTTGATTGACTGATGGTTTCTGTTTTGGGTGTTACTTTTGCTTCCAGGCCGGTTACTTCACTGACATAATCACTGTCAATCCATAGTTCGCCCCAACTACCATTCATTACATATTCGGGCTTATAACCTTTTTCCATATCCTTATATTCCTTTCTTAAATGTTAATAGGCAATACAACCTCTTCGATAGCATCCAGGATAGTAATAGATGCCTTTAAAAATACTTTGTCGTCGGTGTCGTACACCCGGATCGCTTGATCTGTCATGTCGTCCGTATCTACACCAGACGCCTTTATATATGCCCTTTGTGTCGTTACATCAATATCAACGGATGCAGAAGAAAGAATACCATCAAGGATAAGTTGTTCGAAATATCCACTAATCGCCGAAATAAGTAAACACTTATTATCATAGCTATTTGAAAACTTACCTATATAACTATCTTCCGTCGTTTTCGTGATATCGTCATAGATCATATCCATTGCTTCAACGATTTTAATTTTCTTGAATTGATTTCCTTTGTCTGCTGTTGTAGTCAAGAAACTATTAATCGCCCTTGCTACTTTTACCTTTTCACCATCATAGAAGATAAAAAATTCGCCATCGTCGACAGCTTCATCCATAGCAGACCTTGACATTCTAGTGCAATCCGTAACCTCCGGAAGCGGTGCATATGTACAGCTGATTGTTAAAGGCGTACCGGCAATGAGGCCGGCAATTCTGGAACAATACCCTTCCGCTGTAAAATCCCCGTATGTCGATTTAATGTTTTCGGTTGTATGATTGATAATTCCTGGATCGTCAATCGCACAATCTGGCAATACTGCTTTGCACTTTTTCCCGTTCTGCCTCATGCTCTTGATCCAGGACGCAACATCCGTCGTCATGTCGTCCGCATCAACCGTAGGAATTGCCAAATAATCAAATCTTTCCGTCTCTAGGTATTCCAGAGCGTCGGTATAATCTTCGGCATTTGCCGGCAAGACATAGCAGATCACTTTTTTGGGGGCATTTTGATATCCGATCAAAGCAAGTTTGATCTGTATTTGATTGGCTGTCGTCAACGCACCAGGTATATCCGTAATATCTAGTACGGTAAACGGATTTTCCGAAGGTACTGCATCCTTAAGGATCAGCGCTACTATGCCGCGTTGCCCTCTGGTAATAACTTGCGCTGCTTTTTCTGTAAAACTAACATTTACGCTAGGCATTCCCATATTCTATTTACCTCTTTTCTGCTTTTAATATCAGACTTCCGGCCTTTTGGCTTAAGTCTGTTCTTTCTACTGCTTCTAAATACTCAATCTCAATACTTAATTGCAGAATGTCGTTATCATCCCCGACAAACTGAAAGTCTGATTCCGTGACCGCAATTTTACGATCATTTACCGATAATTTATAACCAAATATTTCTGTGATCTCGTCAATCTTTGTTAGGTTGTCGATTTCATTCGGCTGATCTTGAAAATAGGTTATAATTATTGTATAGGCCAGACTTTTAAAACGCATGCTGTCATTTGATCTCTTTTTTGGTCTTAATTCAACAAAAAAGGAAGGCTTATTATACCCTTCCTTAACTTCATTTCCATAAATTTTTATATTCGGATACTTAGCCTCTAAAAGAGAATTTGCAGCAGTATAAAGTTCAGTTAATTTAATCATTAAGATTACACTCCCTTACTATGTCGTCATAAAGTTCCTGCATAACTTCCGGAATAATCTCCTGGTATTCGTCCCTTACATCCTTTACAATGTGCTTTCCTTGTACCCACCCTACTTTTTTCCCATCTTTCGTAACTTGGTTATGTCCATTTTCGATTAAGTGAAAATGTGGTGCGGTTCCTCGGAAGTCCTTTGACATATTCATGCCGTATCCTTTTATTTTGTCCAGTCTAAACCCCTTAACTAAATTACCAGAATGTTTACTGGTTCGCTGTCTGGTCACTTCTACAACTCTTTTTTTAAAGCCTTTTCCGGTGCTTTCCAGTCGTTCTTCGGCTAGATCTGGATATTTTTTTACGACTTGTGATAATTTCTGCTGTAACTCTTCAAAGCCTTTTAATTCAAATCCCAAATCAGACAATCAGATCACCAACCTTATATTTGCAAAGAATTTTCAACAGTACCTTTTGTTCCTTCACATTGATTGGAGGGTATAAAATCTCTAACCTTTTGCCGGAATAATTAATAATCATATCGCCAGTAATATCCTCCCGATATCGGATATATACCGTATATTCGATAATATCATTGCTTCTTTCGGCTTCCTTTTGATCCTTTGCGTTTGTCGGGTCTACACTCGCCCATAAGGTTTTGTACTCTTCTGGTCTTTTAACCGTTTGCTTAAGATCGTTTTTTACTTCGGTCATTTTTAGAAAGATTATACGTTTATCCAATCTGCCAACATCGATTTTACTCATATCTCACCGCCTATAACAGATTTTCGCTATACATCCCTAATATGGTTTCAACCAAGGTGTTTAAATTCGCTTTGTCAACGTAAAGACTGCGTGTATCATACATATCCTGGACTAACACGTATACCACAATCGGAAATTCTTCATGTGCGTCTAATACTTCTTGTTCCTTAATACCAGTATAAGATTTAATGAAGGCTTTTGCTGCTGCAAGTGCTGTTTCTAAAAAGTTCTTTGTAGTTTGCGGAAGATCTTCCAGATCTTCTTTAATGTAATCTGCTATATCTTGGATCTTAATTTCGCTAACCTTCATCGGTTTACACGTCCTTTTTTGCTCTGCTTCTTGTAGCTGCCTATTTTTCTTCCTTTACCACTTCTTCTGTTTTCTCTGGATCTTCCTGGCTCTCCTGGTTTGCCGGATCTTCTTCCTGCTTAAGATCTTCTTGGCTCTCCTGGTTTGCCGGATCTTCTTCCTGCTTAAGATCTTCTTGGCTCTCCTGGCCTACCGTGGTAATTTCTTTTTCCGTTGGATCAACAATTTCAATGTAGCCGGCTCTTAAAAGATCTTGGAGTACAACTTTGTCGTTGCACTCCGTAACCTCATTTTTACCCATTGAAATTGCAGCGCCGGAAAAACTAGTCAACGCTTTAATTTTCATATCCTTAGTCCTCCTATGCAGCCATTTGAAGAACTGCAATCTTCTGCGGCTCTGTTATATTGCTGTCAGCTTCTACCCAACCAATAACACCAACAACATGTTCGTCGGCATATTTTTCGCGTAAAACTTGTATGTTTACATCTTCTGCAATCTTAATGGTTAAGCCGCTAAAATCACCGTAAACAATCGCTTTCGCTCCTGCTGCCAATGTTGGCATATTTTCATCAAGTTCAATTGGTTTACCAAGCAACATTGGCTCAAATCCGGTTGTAAAGTTATTGATAACCAGATAATTGCCTTGTCCATCCTTAAGTTTTGCAACTACTTCGTAAGTATCTGGATGCATGATCCAAACAGCATCCTTTTGAAATCTCTTCTTAACCTTTAATTTAAGTGAAATTAATTCGTCGCCAGTGATTGCCGTTTGTGCTGCTGCCACCTTCTTATTGGTGGACGATAATGCTCCGGTCATTTTTCCGGCGGTACCCACTAAGCATTCTTTATCAAAGAAATCCGTAATTGCTTCGGCCATCTTCATAACAACATAGTTCACGAGATCAAAGTCGTTGTTGTTAACCAAGGATAAAGAAACCTTTGTCAAAGCACCGGCAAGGAAGCCTGTTAAAGAAATAGACGTAAACTTACCAGATTTTGACGTCATGGCCGTAAACTCGGTTTGATAAGCACATGTAATCTTTTCTGTTGTCTCGTCATAAACCGGGAATACAAGTTCACCTTTCATATTGTACTTTGTTGCTCTCTGATAGATCGTTGAGATATCCTTAACCGTTTCCATGATACGCTTAGCGATTGATTTAGGAATAATAGCCCCGTTAGCGGTCTTTGTCATGTCTGCTCTGTTTTCGATTGCATCACGAAGAAAGCTGTCAAACGCTCTTTCTTCGATCTGCTCTGCTGTAAGTTCCTTCTTTTTCTGTTCGGATGCAACGTTTAATTCCAGGTCTCGCGCTCTTTCCTCGGCCTTGATCGTAATATCCAATGCCCTAACCTCTTCGTCTAATTTATCGAATGTAGTAGCCTCTTCCGTACTCATAGCCCTATTTTCTGTTTTAGCTGCACCTAACAGCCTTTTCATATCTTCTAGTTTTGCATTCTTTTGCTCAATTAATGATTTTATCATTTTTTTAACCTCTCTTATAATTTTTATTGAATTAAAAAAGCCGGCTATTATAAGCCGACTTGCAATTCTTTTATTCTCATTTCATAAACTGAATAACTTAATGTCACTTTGTTATCCTCTTCCGGATCTTTTTTTGTTTCTTCTTCCATACCGGATATAGTTACTTCGGTATCTTCTGATCTGGTTTCAATCTCTTCCGGATCTTCGGTATCTGCTCTTAATTCGATTGAGGTTGCAGCATAGCAAGGAACCTTATTCATTACAATAGTGACATGATCTAGAATAAAATCCTTTACGTGCCGGATTGGTAACTGTCCGGCTCTTTCCTCGATATCGTCAGTAACCTTTTTCATACCGAAGCTCCAACCTTTTAATTTTCCATTCTTGGCCCCTTGAATAACTTCCGGATCTGTAATCGTTGTATCTGCCCTTAAGCCAATTTGATCCTCTCGTAACTCCAGGTTATTGCTTCCCGTTTGTGCCAGAACGCGCGCATCATTGTGATCTAGCGTCATTGGAATATTACCAGATCTTTCAATTGCTCGTTCAAAGGCCCTTTGTTCAATGACTTCAATCATTTTCTGACCGTTTACAATGACCGGCCGGCTTTTTCTACCTGGGACATTTACATACCCCGTAATATGCAGACCGTCAGCCCTAATTTCCACATTCATTTCATCACCCCTTTAAAGTGTCACTACATAATTGTTGTATTCATCAAATACATCAACCTTAGTGCAACCATGGAAAATCAAAACATCTTTCTTTCCTTCTTTGAATTCCTTTAGATCTTCATTTAGTCTTCTGCAAACGTCTTCTGAAAGCAATCTTTCCGACTTAATAATAAATCTTAGGTTTTTGCGCTTATTTTTCGTTGTCCTCACCACCTTTCATGAATTTCATATCCTGGGTTTTATTGGTATTAGGCGTATAGATTTGTTTCGTTTTGGTATCATAAAGAGTTGCATTTAAACCAACATTGATCCAATCGATACCGAAAGCTTTCATGTTTTCCTTGTATCTCGCTTCATCGATTTTTAGTACTCCGGATCTAATTCCAATTTCGTATGCCTCATAGCGAGTTTTCATATCGCCTTTTAACATTTCCGTTGTATCAAAATCAAAAAATAAAGATCCTTTTTCTCTTTCAAGTAAAAGATCTTTGTTTAAAGCGCTTATGATCGCCCGAAGAATAGGCATAATCCCCATCTTGAAAGCATTGTTGTATTCTTTTTCGGTTGCAGTTCCTTTAATGATGTTTAATGCGAACAAGAATATATTGCAAATTTCTTCGGAATTGGTTTTCTTATTCTCATTTAGCTGCATTTCGACACTCGAATTGCTTGCCTCCTGGAACTCCATACCTTCGTTTAGAATTACAACATTATCGCTGTTATTACTATAAAGCTTTCGCCAGGCAGCTTTTAATTTTGTCATAACTTCATCGGCAAGCTTTTTAGGCGATTTCAAAAAACCTTTTTTATTACCGCCCTTTTTCACTAGGTTTTCTTCAAATACCAGTGAGTTAAAAGCTACGCTTAGAATCAACGAATTTTCTTCTATAATGCTCTTTCCCGTTGCCCCGTCCTTGGTATTTCTAAGAACCTTAACAAATTGATCTGGTCGATAAGTGCCGCCGTTTACTAGAATATTAAAATCTTTAAAGATAGGATCTGTATTCATGTTAATCGAAACAAAAGTTTCATCAACATAGTGAATACTTTTCACTGTATTTAAAGACATGTTTTTGTAAGCGTAAGCGCCACGCCCTAGAAAGTAATCTTCAAGCATTGCGCGCCAAAATTGCACAGCGTCCAACGTGTCGCCGGTTTCATCATTTAATAATCGTAATCTTGGATCGTCTTTTATTTCTATTACTTCCCCGTCGACTTCCTTGTATAACTTAATAGGCAGCATGGAAACGGTATAAGCTGCAAAGTTAATGCAGCCTTTGACGGCAGGAATATTAATTGCTTCTGCTTTCGTTAACTCGGAACGTCCCATCATGGCAGAAAGAAGAACGTCGTCAACTGGTGGCGAAGTATTTTGATTGTCCGTTGTCTCTGCTCTCTCTTCAGCTTTATGATCTCTTTTGAAAAATCCCACTTTATTTTCACCCCCTCTATTATCCTTCTTGTACTGCAAAATCATCGTCACTATCTAAAAGAATGTCTTGTTGCAATAAATAAACTGCAATGATCGTGCTGACAACCATATCCACTTTACCGTTTGATTTCTTTTTATTTACATAACGATTTTTATTTGTATCGTAATCGCATTTTGCATTTTGAAAATTGGTTTCATATAATTTACTACCGTCATAGCTAAAATTCTTTTCTAATATTTTTTCGTATAATAGCTTTGTTGGTTGATGTAAGACACTGCTATGCTGTTTTACTTCTACCGTTTCATATCCGGCACTTTCTAACTTGCCGGCAGTAGACAAACAATTATACCGGTCATATCCTACTTGGATAATTTTAACGCCGTATTTTTCTTCTAGTGTCATTATAAAATTTTCAACATACGCATAACTGATAACTTCATCACCACAAGGAAAACATGATCCTTCTCGAATGAACCGGTTGTAATCAGTTCTTTCAATTCTGTTTTTTTCTTCAATTCTGCCTCCAGGAATGAAGGCCCATGACTTTGCGTAGATCTTATCATTTTCAAAACAGCACATAGAGACGGATACATTGTCATTTGTCATAGCGAGATCTAAGCCGATGTATACGTCACGGCCTTTCCAGTCAAACGGTTCCTTTTCCTTGCATAATCTTAATTTGTCCAGGGATATATATTCCTCACCAGAATTACTAGGAAGGAAGTAATTCATATGCTTTGTTAAATACTCTTCACGTTCCGAAGGCTTAGCAAGTGCATTTTTTCGATTGTTCCGGATCTCGTCGTAATTTTCTTTGATCCTTAGAGGGTTAGCCATTTCAAGCCCGATATCATCCCACAAATGTTTCTCTTCGGCGTAATAGAGTAATGCGAAAACCCGGTCGTCAAACTCTAATTCCTTATATATCTTTTTCAGATAATCTAATTCATCAAGCATGATCGATTTATCTTCCGCATATGCCGTAGTCAGTTTAAACATAAGAGGATTTTTTACACTTAACTGTCCGGATCTCATTGCAAGAATATTTTTATGATCCTTAAATGCTCCCACTTCATCGGCAATAAAAGCAGACGGTCGAATGGAATTGTTTGAATTGGCGTTTGCTGTCCTGGGTTGATAAGTTGAATGTGTTACCAGGCATTCTACGCGGCCGCTTAATGTTTTAGGGATTTTAAAGTATTTATTAACATAAGGGCTAGCCGTGAGTATTTGGTTGATTGCCTTTTTTACTTCTCCTGCTAAATCTCGATCCAAGCAGATTGAATAAAACTCCGAATACGCATCTTCTTTTAGCATTAAAATAATAATGATAAGCGCGCATATAAATGTTTTGGCATTTTTTCGAGGAATGAAAAGCGTAACATCCCGGTATCTATACTTCTTCGTATCGTCTTTAAATCTCCATCCGAATACATTGGCAAGAAAAAAAGCCTGGAACGGTACCAAGCCTTCATAAACTGATTTTCCAATTATATTAATACCGGTTGCAAAATTTAATAGCTTTAGTAATCCATCGATGATCTGCAATTCCCCTAGATCCATATAGTACTTAAAGCTTTCATCCTCTTGTTTCGCTAGATCCCGGATAAACCAAAGACATTGTTTTTTTACTTCAAAGGTTGTTCTTTCTTTTCCGGCAATAACGTCTTCCGCGTATTGCCTCGCCTTTTCAAGTAGCATTTATTATCCACCCCTTAATATTTTTAACAGTGGATCTTCTTCCTTGGGATCAACCTTTTTCGGTATGGATCTAAGCGCTGACGCAATCGTCATTACATTCTCTTTTTCTAAGTCAAACAGCATTTTCCTTTTTGAATGAATGGCCGCATCAATATTTAAAACACTGTTCATGATCCTGGCTATCTCTCTTGCAAATTCAATCATCAAGACGGCTTGTTCGCTTTCGTCGTCAATATATTCCTTTGTATCATTAAAACCTAACCTTAGTTCTTCGATCAATCGAAAGAACTCTTCTCTTTTCTTTTCCAGGTCGTGACACTCTGCCGAAATCATACAATAACGATTGATAACTGCCTCATAAATTGCATCGTTTTTCTCTATTATTTTAAGTAAATTATTCAGCCTTTTAAATTCCGCATGTGCCACCGGATTGTTTTTTATGTCAGTTCGTTCACGCAACGCCTTGCCGGTCGCAAGCGCTGATTCTTCTTGCTTTCGCTTGTTTAATTCGGCTTTTGTTCGGTGTGATTTTTTCTCCGTTGACAATACCTTAAATGGCTTTGTTGGTGTCGGCATAAAATTTACTCCTTTCTGAAATGCTGATGTGGGAATTTTTTTTATTCGAAAGAGGTCGTTCGGTGTAGGGAAAAGAGGCATAAAAGAACTTTACCCCCTGGGGGGACTATTTTCCTCTCTTTGCCTCTTGTTCATCAATTATTTGTTGTATTTCTTCCCTTGTGATCTCTCCGCGCTCTGCTAACTCATGATGGTAGTCACATGTAGTCAGAAGGTTGTCATTGTCTAATCTTCTATCGTAGTCCTCTTCCAGTGGCGTGTTATGATGCACCGATAATTTGTTAAAGGTATATTGATTAGCTGTATTATGCAGTAGACGTATGCAGATCTGACAAAGGCATCTGTCACGATCGTTCTTGATTTCATCCCGTTTATTCTGCCAGGCTTTCGAAGATCTGAACCGATCAGCTTCTGTTCTGGTTTTAAAGCTCTTCGGTTTCTTGCCACAATCATATTTTGTATCATGTATGCGACCACAATATTTACATGAACGAAGCATTATACTTTCACACCCCTTTATTTACATGAATCAAAAAGGCGCTCATATATGCTAATATGCCATATACAAACGCCCTTGTACTTTATTCAACCACTCGCCCACCCCTAGATTAATTGGTTGCTTTACCCTTCAAATAAACGCTGCGTTTATCTGCTGCCATTTGTAATATAAAAAGGAGATTTAAGAATATCCTAATTGCCTTGATCTTTTTTATTACATGCTAGCATTATAAATCGAAATAACGTCCTTTGTGTGCTAATCTTTTTTCAAGGTATCGCATTTCTTTATCACGTTATCTAGTATCTTGTTACCGATCTCCATAAATCTTTTTTGATCTGGATTATCCGGATGATGATTTCCAAGCCATTCTTCTGGACTTTTATGTAATGCACAAATATGCCTTCTTCCCATCCTTCCCGGTTGATCCTTGTATTCATTTTCAACAAGTAATCTCGAAAGCTTATTGTCTTCAAATAAGTGTTTCACGTCACCCTCCGCAAAGAAGAGAAGATCACGTAATACTAGGCAGCTCAATCGTGCTTCTTCATATTCAACTTTTTTTCCTTCTTTTAAGTCAATAATAATTTCATTTAATTGACGCATTAGTACCTCCGTTCTATACACTGATTATTCTTGTATATCTCATGAATGTATCTTCCTTTTGCTTATCAATCAGACATTTCATTGCTTTTTCTTTAATCTCCGGAAACGGAACACTTGCCACTATTGCGTTCATATCATAAACCGTGAAACGACTAGGTTCATTTCTTGTAATAAGCGTCCAATTGCTGCATAAAGGGATATCTTTCATTTTAATCATCATTAAATTCGTGCTTTTTTCAATAGCTCCAATATTCCAGGTTGGGTAAACGCGAGGTTTTGAAACCGAAATCGTTAAATCATTTTCCACGTGCTTTATTACATCATTAAATTTTATTGCAACCTCGTATTCCTTGTTATAGTAATACAGTTCATTTGGATTTATTATCATATTCTTTAACATCCTTTCGCACTCGCCTATTTTTCTTCCTTGTGTGGCTCAATACAACCATTGTATTTCCAAGAATTAACCCTATATTTATTATTAAATACTGCTGCCAGAACGTTATTAATAACCTGGTTGGTGTCATATCCGGATTTTCAAGCGATATTCCCCACCCGATCACAATACAAAGGATTACTATCGTAAAACCTAATGTTTGAATTAATGCCCTTATCATAAAATTTCACCATCCTATCAAAATTAAAAATTTTCTTTATATTCCTGCTCTAGTTGACTATAATAAATATCTAGTTCCTCGGATGATTGAATACAGCTGTATGTTACCCTGGTACCTTCTTTATTAGGCTTATGTATTTTCTTAACAGCCATGCCGCGTTTTGCTTCAATCATCTTGTTTACACATAATGCACGATTATATGTTAATGGTTTTTCCTTTTGTAGCTTCTTCGTAAGGTTCGGATAGATCATTTGATATTCTTTTACCTTGATAGTATTCACCTTTGTGCATCCTTTCACTTTTATATAAATTTACATCACTGTTATTAAATATAACTCTTCTAGTCGGTATTCCATTATCTAGCAAGCGTTCGTATATCTCCTTTACTTCACTTTTAAAATACTTTGGATAAGTTTCGTTACGCATTCTATTGGGATTAATGTCTAAACTCCACCAATCACACACTATATGCTCTTGTGATCTAAGGTCTAAAGGATCTGTTTCGTTTATTAACAAATCCAGTATGTAGGCGAATGTTTTCCCTTGCCTTCTTCCAGTAGTTTTGATATCTAATACAATTGGCTTTTTAAGAAGATAAGCAACTTGCCATTCAAATAATTTAATTTTGAATGCCTTTTCAATTTTAATTATTATTGCCTCTGTGATTAAAACCGGTTTATCCATACCTATTACCTCTTTTCTGATAATAATTTAAAAAACTTTCTTCTACGATCGTAAAACATTCCTCGGCTGCATGGACAATCTAAATATTCGTAACTGATCCCCTCGGTAACATTTTTAAATATAGCTTTGAAGATATAGGGATCTGCTTCTTTTGCTGTCAGAACAATCATTTCATTTTCACTTTGTAACTTGAAAATTTTGATTGCCTTTGCTGCTGTTGGATCTCCCGTTGTATTACCTCTTGGCATTCCATCCGAAGGTATGCTAGAGAGAAGGCGTAATTCTTTTATTTCTTTTTCTCTCTCCTGGTACCTCTTACAAAAACGGAATAACTCCTGGTAATGATCTTCACTAATATGATACTTTTTTAATTTTAATGACCTTCTATCCGGCATCTGTTCCCCTCCCGGTTTAGCATATTTTATGTTTTTGAAATTCAACGCCACAATGAGGGCATTTTTTATGTATGGTTACAATTGCTTTATCTGGATCGGAATGTAAATCCGTACTAATAACTTTTCTACAACGCGTACATATACTTGTCACGCCAGTTAAATCCGTTCCGCTAGACCAGTCTATTCCTACTACTTGCGAACTCAACAAATCACCTTCTTTACTTTATTGATAAAGTCCATATAAGAAATATTCTTAATTCCTTTACCAGTTACCACTACAACGAATTGAGGATAGAAACGAATAATTTTCCCTCTTTCCTCCGGGCCACCTTTGTATTTACTGGCTTTAACGACGATCTTGTCCCCTTCTTCATATTGCTGTCTAACAATACTTTTTAAGTCTGATATTGTCATATTCTTTAATTCTCCTTTTGTTCAAATTATTCTCATTGATTAATCCGAACATTTGTTCTATAATCTTAACATATTATTTTTATAATGTGAGGTAACCAGATGAATATACCCGTAAATACAATTACTTGTTATAGCGCTGACAAAGGTTATCGCCCGTTATACTTTGAAATTAACGGCTTAACATATACTCTCGGCAACATAGTTAATACAAGAATTGAGAAGTTTGCCGGTACTCTTGCAAAAGTATTTTGTTGTTTACTCGAAAGTAATGGCACTACCTACGAAATATTGCTTAAATATCATGTACACGATCACCAATGGCTTTTGGTAGGAGGTTACGAAAATGCCTTTTTACAATCCCCCACGCGCACCACTTATTAAAGAACCCAATGGCCACCCGATAGATGTAATAGCAACTACTAATCTTTTCGGCAAGATTAGAATTGATTATATTCAGTTTACGGATGACCGCCAGGAACGTTTTACCTTTAAAATATCTAACTCGCTTTTGCGTAAAGACTTAAATTACATCGAAACATATGATTGCAATTATGTAAGTAACGGTATAATGCACACTATTACGCTTATTTTTAATGTTCTAAGTCAATTATGGGTTTTGGCCTAGTTCAAATATAAAGCGTTTATCACTTCCATGATCTCAATTGCCTTCTTTTCTCCTACTCCTTTTACTCCGGTAACGGCGGCGGCTATATCTGACGGTTTTACCCTCTTTACAGCTGCTGCCTCTGTTCCATCTTTGAAACCCTCTATATAAATGTTAACCATAAAGGTTTCCATTTGTTTGTGATCCATTCTTTTTACATTCTTATACTGTTCTCTTGTTATTCCGAATTTCTTTCCCATGTCTTAGCCCTCCATATTTTCGCCACTCGCCTGTTTTGAAATAATACTGTCCATTTCCTCAACAACTTTAGTTAGTCTCTTATGTATATCATCAATCTTTTTAGGGTATGGCTTTGATAAGGCTTCTTCCAATCCTTTAACTGCATTCCACGAATGTATACCGTACCTGTCCATTACCTCATGCAATTCGCTTAGTTCTTTTAATTGTTCTTCTATATATCCGCTTCTTCGGTTGATATCATGAAGTTCGTTTATTCGATTGATAAGCTTACTACTTACCATATTCCCAAGCTGCCGATCATTTAATTTGCTATTTAACCAATCTTGAAAATATTCTTGCTTAGAAGAATGAAAGGGAAGTCTATCATTGTTCAGTCTATTCATGATGATGTATAGTAACATATCTGCGTTAATCTCAATATTTCGGTGGATCGCCTTTTTCTTAGTTGTAAGGGTTTGCGTTTTTGAATTGTAATAGATTAAGCCAACATCATTAGGCAATTCCATTCGATCGATTAATCCGGTAGGTACTACAAAATACAGCTCATGACAATAAGGCATATATTGAAAAAACTTAGTATCTCTTTGAAAATCGCTTCTGCTTATCTTAATTTCATAACCAACAATGTTAGGGTGCGCCCAACTCTTATATATGGCTAACCCGTCAAATTGTAGCATTCCGGTCATCGTCGGCCCATTCTTGCATTCGGTTATAAAGAACTCTCTTTCTTCATGCTTTCTTGCCAGAGCTTTTTTAATATCATTGCTGCTTACCTCTCCCATGTTTTTTCCTTTCTTGTCTATATTCGTTCATTATTCCACCATTGCAAGGAATGTTACAGTCACATATCCCACCGCACTGTAAATCTTCTTCCGGTACCGGTACGCCAATCTCTTCTTCACTTATGAAATATCTGCATCCATAACAGATACTATCTTCATCTAATCGAAATCTTGGGTGCTTTTCCTGTTCATATCCAATATTTATCCCTATTTCAAATGTTTCGCATTTACCGTTTCGGCTTATTGAGATCGTGTCTTTTTCAAGTATGTGCATACAATTATCTTCAAAATAATGCCTACATTCAGAGTTTAAGCAAAATATACCTCTTATTATATTTTTTCTTTCCTTTTTGACTTCTGCAAAACTAGCAACGCTATGTTCACAACGACCGAATGTATTGCAATCTTTTTCATAACAACGCATCCCATCATTGTTCTTTTTGTTTTTTAGACAATTCATTTCGTGTTACCTTCTACCCTTTCCCTACATTTCATCATGATATCTTGCAAAACGTAGATTTCATTTTCTGTTAGGTGGATACAAATGCTTTCAAGGTCTTTAACTGTTCTCTTGGCCCAATATTTCAAATCACTTTCTATGGTCGTGATCTCAATTACTTTGGTATAGATCATAACGTCAATCAGATCCGCTAATTCCTCGTAGAAGATATGGGCTTTCTGTCCTGCTGCTATTCTAGTTACTTCCATTGCTGCGTCGAATAAAACCGCCTCACATTTTTCTGTCTCGCTAGTCTGTGTTATAAAGGTCGTTTTGGTACCCATGTATTCTGCAATATACAAAGACTTGTTGCCGGCGTCTTTCCAACCTTCCCAAAACTCTGTACGGAAGAAATCAGAATTTATTACTGCTGCCATGAAGTAATTAACCTTCATACCTTTATACTCTTTGTTAGGGTTAATTCTTCCGTTGATTATTAAGCTCTTTGTATCTGTCCGATCCGGTAAAGGCTGATTGTATGTAATAACGGTTTCTTGTGGCCGCTCAACTGCTGCCTCCTGGTTATTACTTACCGGCTCCGGATCTGGTTCTGGCTCTTCTGGTGGATTGATAGCATTAAATTCGTTTTGGGCTTCTCTTGGTTCTTCCTCGATATCCTTGATCTGGTTTAATAAAATGGCTGCCGCCTCTTCTAGGCTTACATTGTTTTCTTCTGCGCACTTTATGACCTTATCTTTTAAATCTTCCGGAAGAGCTTCCATATACTCTAAAATATTCTTTTGACCTGGTAGTTGCTCTTCCGTTTCTTCTTTCTTTTCCTTGGCTTCCTTCGCTTTTAAAGATCCGGTTTCCTGGTATGTCTCGTATAAAGCCTTTTGAGCTTCTACAGTTAGGCCAGATATTTCATTCGCCGCGGAAGTGCTTATCTTTCCGGCTGCAAATTCGTCCTTAAATTCTTCGATCAAGTTGTGATCGATATTTTCTAAGGTTCCAATCTTGGTTTTATTAGTCCCTAATATAGCTGCTATAATGTCTTGCTTCTTGCCAGGTAGTTCGTTGTCCTTTTGATACTCAACAAGTAGCTCCTTTATTCTCTTAATTTCCTGCATCTTTTCAAAATCCGAACGATCTCTTTGTGTTGAGTTAGTAAAGATCAAGATTAATTCATTTCGAATGTTATCGCCGGATTCTTCAATTTTGCAATCCATCATTTCATATTCTGCCTTGCCTTCACCTATTAACTTAAGTACAGCAAGCCTTCTTTTATGTCCTGCTATTATTTCAAACTCATCTGTATCCGGGATCGGCTTTAAGACAGAATTTTGTTGAATACCAACTAATTCAATCGTTCTTGCTAGGACTTCGATTTCTTCATCGTCGATATGGTAAAAATTTTCTTTATCCGGCGCCGGTCGCATCTTGTGAACACTTACTTTAACTAATTTAAAATTGTTCTTAATGGATTGTTTGCTTTCTGCATTTAGAAAATTGTTTATGTTAAATGCCATTGTTACCGCCTTTCTCGGTACCCAAATTGGGTACGTTTCCTTCGACCATTGTCAAATACTCTGAAACGAATTTTCTGTAATCCTGTGAAGAACTGCTACGGCTCGAATACTCTGCAAGTGGCATTCTTGCAAATGAGCTTTCTCTCCACTTGTCTGTTCTTCTGATGCACTGATTAAATACCGGTACTTTGTGAACGTTCTTTAATATTTCAATTCCTTGAGCGTTAATATCATCTTTCTGATATTGAGTAATAAGGCATCCCTTAAAATTAAGCTTACCGTTGAAGTCCTCTTTTGTGTTCTCTATTTGCTCTTTGAGTATGTCAAAGCCATCAAAAGAGTATTCATCTATCATGAAAGGTATTATTACATCATCCGACATTACAAGCGCGTTTATGATACTTATATTAATATCTGGTGCATTATCTATAATGCAATAGTCGTAATCATTCTGTACCCTCTCAAAAGCTTTTCTAAATCTCGTTTGCTGCTGCCGGCCAAAATCCATCATTGTTTTTATATTAGCGGTTAATAATTCCATGTTGGCCGAAACCATATGTAAGTTGGGATACGCTGTTTCTTTAATGATTTCTCGTACGTCAATATTTTCTTCCGTCATGACTCTTGCTATTGTGTTCTTATCTTCCTGGCTATATCGATTGAAACTTTTCGAGCCATTACCCTGTTTATCATTTTCGATATATAAAACTCTCTTTCCAAAAATTACTGCCAATATCCATGAAAAATTAACCGAAGTTGTTGTCTTCCAGGTGCCACCCTTTAAACTGATAATTGATATTGTTCGCATTTTCTTTGATCTCCTTTTTTATTTTTCTAGCTTGCCTTAATACTTCGAATGTTTCTAATAATTGATCTTCCTGGTTAGTTGTATCCTCGGATAGTAGGAAAGGAAATAAACTTTTCATTTCATCGTATAAGCAATCTATTGCAATTCCTTTTCTGCGGTCTGTTGTAAAGCTTCCTACAAACTCCTTTAACAGACAGATCCAGGTATCTTTACCCAGGCTCTTTACAAGGTCGCGACTGATAAATATTTTTTTACCAAGCATATAACTCGAAAACCCTTCGTATATGTCCGGTATGACTATGTAATCCATCTAACTGCCTCACTTTATCATTCGAATACAATATTAATGTTTTTAATTTCATCTTTACTCATTTCATCAAAATAGCCATAATCTCCACTTTTACCAAAACATAAGTATTCAAGAAAAATCTCTATTGCCTTTGACTTATTGACAATTATTTTTATTTTTGAGGAAGCATCTAATACAAACTTATCAATGTCTTCGTTTGACATGCCGTCGCCAAATATATCTAATCTCTTTAATTCTTCCTTGTATTCGCTTAAGTCTGCTTTTGTACATTCTGATAACTTCCGTCTTAATGTTTTAAATTCGCTAGATGCCGTGCGTATGGAATCAAATTCCTCTAATGGCATGGTTACAGTTGTATCACTCATAATTTTTCATCTTCCTTTCTAAATGATTTGTAATGTTTTATTATCGTTTCCGCATCCAAACAGCTATCTACACATTCCAATGCGGTATTTGCCGGTACTCCTGCAAGTAGAACGGTTTTTAATTTGGTTAGCTGATATAAATAGCCTTCAAAGCCATAAGCATGTTTTGAGCTGTCGTATAAGTCTTTTGCCGCTTCTGCTGTCTCTATGTCGGTTATCTCTGCAATGTCAAATAGAAGTTCGTTTTCTTTGCTTCTTAATCTGCTTTCCTGCTGTCGGATTGCTTTTACTAATGCTGTTAAACTCAACTTTTCCTCCTTGCTACAGATACGATTTGCCGTATCTTATTCGAAACTCTTCCCTGGTCCCAATTTTAGCCTCATAGACCGCTTGTCCTAACATCTTTGATAACTTCTCTGCCATAGAATTTTCATGTACCCGGTTAACTGGTTTTGTCGCCAGGTTATGGCATTCATTACAACTAGGTACCTTTAACCCGTCCTCTTCTGCTAGCTCTCTTCTGCCCTTCCCAAAAATCAAATGATGTTCACATTCGGAAGGTTTTTCACAGAAGAAACATGTTTTGTCGTATTCTGTTACTATTCCTTTGCTCATATTCTTTTTTATCCTCCACTATCGTTATCTATTTGGATCATTGTGTACCTCTGATATTCTCGGCCGGTAAAGGGGTTAATTTTGTTTATTATGGTGTCCTGGTCTATGTAGTAGCCCTTGATCGGTTTCGGATCTGCCGCCCATCTACTAGCCTTTCTTACAATCTCCATCTTGGGAAGAGGCCGTATGAGATTACGGCTGCATGAATAACGCTGCATATGGCCGCCGTCTTGTTCTTTGAAGGTCTTAGAGGTTTCCTTAATCAGATAAGCCGCCAGATCTTTATACTGGCCGGTATCATCCAATAACTTAAAATCCGGTCTACCATATTTCCATAACTGCCGTATTCTTTTGGCTACTTTTAACCCACCTATATCATTCAAGATTAAGTGATGATGTATTGCTGTGTTTTTGTACTCTGTGACATTTATGTACTTTAGATCTTCACCGTATTTCTTATAATCAAGCCTTAAGGTATCTAGGAAGGCTTTAACACTTTTCTTAGCCTCTGCCGGTATCTGTCTATCCTCTTTGCGATATGTTAGGGTAATAAACAGATCACCTTCTTTAAAATTTGCATTAATTAAAATTCTTAGGTTTCGTTCTGCATTGGCCTGGTTTATCTTTTCCATTTCTTCGGGGGTTATATGTTCTTTTCCGGATCTGTCCTTTACCCCTGTGCTTTTGGTATAGCTCTTATAAACTTCGATCGTCTTGCCGGCTTCTATGGTTGTCTTAAAGTAAGCCATAATAAAATACACCACCTTATATTTATTTTTTAGTAACTACAACCCTAAAGTTAATAGTTTGAACAAGCTACAAACGGCATAGAATAAGCGTTTTTCGCTTGACTACAAATACAAAATATGGTATAATTTACTCAAGTTGATAGAGTTTGCATATCTTGTATTTGCAGCTTGTAATAAAAGGTTCACGCCAATGAACCTTTTATTTTTTTGTGTCTTTCCATCTGCTTTCATACCAATATTGATTGTTGGTATCTATGTAAAACAAAAATTCTTTTACCCTTCCTGCGAAGGTCTTAAATATCTTTCCTATGAATTGCATTTCCCTTGGTCTATTCCTGTCCCCGAAACTATATGCGTTTTCCCAGGCTATTTCTAAATTGGTTTTCATTTATCTCGCTTTCTTGTCGAATTTTACAAATTGTGGTACAATCCCCTTACAGGCTTAAATAAGCCTAGTACATATTAAGGGGTTAATAAAAATGAAATCTGATAAGAATGATTTTTCAATATCAAGCGAAGAAATTGAATACATTATTGCTGCTCTCAACTTATTTATTACTAATAATATTGATGGTATTTCACAGGAAAAAAAACACGACGATAACATTATTGCTCTCTCTGCTCTTAGAAAATTAAATGCTAGGGAAACGGTTAAGAGCGGCGAAGAATACCGCGTAATGTTGGCTGCTCTCTATTACTTCCTAATTACAGTTAATAGATCTATAACCCCGATATGTACGGTAGAATTTAAACAAGAAGCTCAAAACAAGCTCGCTGTTATAAATTATTTAATTAGTAAGATTGAGAGACTTATACATGCAAATGGGAACTAGTTTCATATGTTAAGGTGATTAAAAAATCTTCCTCTTGAAATTTACATTTAATAACTTTGATAATCTGTTTTGCTGACTATGGCTTGATACGTCATAGTCAGTCTTTTTATCTAACTTTTTTAAACTTGCATCCATTCTAATTTCTCCCTTCTATAAGTCGTTCATATGTGACACATAAGTACGACAACTTTATATATTGTTAAACTTTCCCTATTGACTTATAATGTAAATACTGGATCTGCGAAATTCAGAATACATATGAAAGGGGTAAATGTTATGACTATTGACGGTGCTTTAATAACTGAACAGGGTGTTACATTTGCTATAGCTGTTGTTAAGTCGCACGTGCTTAGCAGTTCCAATCGTGAGGATGTACGGAATAGCTTTAAAACCGTATTTGGTAATGTTCCTATTATCTTAATGTCACAGGATTCTAGGGGTATTCCTACATATCACGGCAAACCAGATATAGTTAAATTTCTTGCAAGTATTCATCCAAGTCGCATTCCATTTAAGAGGTATACAGTTTCTTAATACGCTTACCTTTTAACGCTATTTTTGTATTAAGTTGCCCTTTGTGCTTCTTGCAAACCAATTGCTTTTCAAAAGTACCTGGGGCAACTTCTACAGTTTCCGGAACTATTCCTTTTCTCTTGCAGCCTAGATAAGAACAATTTACTTTTACATTTGGTATTTTTGACTGACTTGGCAAATTAACTAATTCATTGTTTTTCTTATTTAAACTAACTTTTTGACTAAAAGATAAACTTGTATCTTTTCCTACTTTCGAGGTATGCTCAATTCTTCCCTTAGTAAAATCAAGAATTGAATATGCCTCTTGTACTGTGTAGCCTTCTTGGCTCAAAATCTTAATAATCTTTTTTACGGTTTCAGCGTTCTTTTCATTCGCTTCCATAAACATCAATTTCCACCTTCTTTCTATATTTGTTTAATTATGGTTTATTATGTAAATTCATGGTATGATTGTATTATCGCTATTAGGCGAAATACGAATGAAAGGAGGTTTCAACAATGCGTAGATATAACCCTCCATATAACGGTAATAGATATGTACTCAACCGCAACACTAATGAAATTCATGATTTGGATTTTGAAACTCAATCCTGCCAGATTAATGAAATAAAATCAGATCATGTACAAAATTGTTCTTCTTATGAAGATGCTGCTTTGAGAGGCCTTTTGTTTAATGGTAAAAATCCAAATGGTTGCTATTACTGTTTACCTTCTAAAGATAACGGATAACCACTTTGGGCTATGGACTCTATTGTCTGTAGCCCTTCTTCCTCGATTTCTGTATTTAATATCTCTTCGATCATTTCAGCACTTTCCGCATCTTTGAATACATCGAATATTACAGATGAATATTTTTTAATATCTGTGATAGATCTTAATAAATCAAAACTTCTCAACTTTTTCCTCCTTTCAATTATTCACTATGATTTTTTTAAAACTTCTTCAACTGGTATTCCTAGATATTCTGCTAACTTATGAGGGCACACATGATATATGGTTCTGTATTGGCTTCTTTTTATTGATGTACCAAAAGGCAGCCTTCCAGTTTCCAACCCGTAACGAACGGTTAGTGTCGACATTCCGGTTAATTCAGCAGCTCTTTTGACTGTTGTCCGTTGTGCTATTGTTGTCACCTCCTAATCTACGGATGATGCGTCTTTGCTTATTTCCTCAACAGATACACCAAGATAATCCGCAACTTTATTAAGTTTTTTACTTCCAGGGTCGGATTTTGTCCACTTGTATAGATATCCTCGAGGAAATTCTAAATCTCGCTCCATCTGCGAAATAGAAACTTTTCTCTTCTTGCAGATTTCTTTAATTTTTAAATACAACTTTAAACCATCTCCTTTTTACGTAATATTTTGCGAAATAATGTTGACGAACTACGCAAAACGTAATATAATTAATATCGCCAAACATTAATTTAATAATATGCGCTTATTTCATTGTATGCGCAATATCTTGCGTAGTTCATATTTTTATTATACACAAGATATTACGCATACAATAGCTTTTTGCGCAAAAATTTGCGGAGGTCTTTTATGGACTTATACGAAAGGATTAGAGATATTGCAGAAACCAAAGGTATATCGGTTAATAAAATCGAGAAAGATTTAGGATTTGCTAGAAGTTACCTATCGAAGTTAAGAAAAAGCAGACCCAGCGGAGAAGTATTAAAGAAAATTGCTACTTATCTTGATGTATCAGTTGAGTTATTACTAAAAGATGATGCTGATAATAAGGAAGAAAAGAAAACATTTGAGCTTGATTATGAGAGTATGTTGAAAATCTACACTCGTGGTAGAAACAATCTTTCATCAGAAGAAAAAATCAGACTTGCACAAATTATTTTATCTGACAGAAATAATTAAATGACATTAAAAAACCGCCTCTGCAAAAAACAGAGACGGGAAATACAATACAATAATCAGGTGATTATAATATCGCTCTAGACAAGCTTATTATAACACCTTTAACATAGATCAACAATATGTTGGGTGTATTTTTATACCCTTTTTTAGGAGGAACGAATTATGAAAAATCCAAATGGATATGGTTCAGTAGTTTATCTTGGAAAAAGAAGGCGAAGGCCATTTGCTATACGTACATCATACAGTAAGGACAATCCAGAAACCGGAGAGCGACAACAAAAATATAAGTATATTGGATATTATGAAAAATCAAAAGATGCAATTATAGCTCTTGCGAACTATAATAGTGGTTTAAAAATAAAAGAACATATATCCGTTTCAGACCAGCCTACATTTGATGAAATATATAACAACTGGTATGAATATAAAACATCGAGAAATAAGAAACCATCAGATGGCACGTTACGTAATTATAGGCTTGCATATGGATGGAGTAAGCTGTTACACGGTAAAAAATTTATTAATATAGGTGTAGATGATATACAAGAAGTTGCAGATCAATACAATGATAAATCAGAATCCACAGTTACAATGATTAAGACTGTTATTAATCAAATGTACCAATATGCTATAAAAAGGCAGATAGTCGAGAAAAATTATACCGAATTAGTTGATTGGGAATACGTTGAAAGTGAAGAAAAGGCTCATACTCCATTTACAGATGATGAAATTGAAATATTATGGAATAACGTTGAAATTGAAGATGTCGATTTAATATTAATGATGATTTATACAGGATTTAGAGCATCAGAGTTTATTAAGTTAGAAAATGCCAATGTTGATATAGTAAATAAATATGTTATAGGTGGAATAAAAACAGATGCTGGCACCAATAGAATGGTTGCTTTAAATGAAAAGATCTTGCCTTTATTTAAAAAGCGATATGGTACTTCTAGGTATCTCATACCTAATAGTAAAGGTACAAAATATTCTTACGGGGTTTTTTATCTTGATGTTTTCACCAGATTAATGAAACAACTAAACATGAATCATACTCCTCACGATACAAGGCATACCTTTGCATCTTTGCTTGATAGAGTAGGTGCAAATAAAATATGTATAAAACTTCTTATGGGGCATGCTATCCCCGATTTAACGGAGGGAGTTTACACACATAAGAATCTCCAGGATCTTCTTGAGGCAGTAAATTTAATAAAATAA